CCTATGGTTAATGGTGCAACCATTACAAATGATATTTCAATTATTGTTGGGCCGACCCCAGACCTAAATTATCAAGCTGAGTTGCATTATTTTTATTATCCAGAATCTATTGTTACTGCTAGCACTTCTTGGCTTGGCAATAATTTTGATGCGGTGCTTCTGTACGGTACGCTCCAAGAAGGTTATACGTTTATTAAAGCCGAGCCAGATATGTTGGCTAGGATTGATTCGCAATACAAAGAAGCATTAGCCCTGATTAAACAACTCTCAGATGGTAAGGATCGCCGTGATACTTATCGTGACGTACAAGTTCGGTATCCAGTGAGATAGCATGGCAATCGTACAAACCATGTGCACTAGTTTTAAAGCAGAAGTTGCTCAGGCTTTGCACAATTTCACGAGGACAACGGGTAATGTTTTTAAACTTGCGCTCTACACCGCCGACGCTACCTTGGGGGCCGATACCACGGTCTATACGACAGATAATGAAGTCCCGTCGAGTGGAACCAATTACACCGCTGGCGGACTTGCGCTTACAAACATCACGCCTGTTTCAGGAGATAGTACAGGCTATTGGTCGTTCGACGATTTAACTTTCTCAACCGTGACTCTTACGTGCGCGGGGGCTTTGATCTACAATTCAACTAATGGTAATCGGGCAGTTTGTGTATTAAATTTTGGACAGACTATCTCAAAAACAGCTTCTGATTTAGTGATTACATTTCCTGTCATGGGCGCTACTAATTCAGTTTTAAGGATAAGTTGATGGCACTTGTTACGACAACCAAAGGCCAAATGGATGAATCCCTGCTAGAAAAGCGTGAAGGTGGGATTGATGATGAAAATGAACTTACAACATGGGTCGAGTATTGGCACGAGGGTGAACTCGTGCACCGTTCGGCGCATGTAATCTTGAAGAAATTTCCGTCACTTAGTGGCGAAGCTGCTTCTTTCTAGGGGTTTATTATGGCAAACACACAAGCAATGTGTACTTCGTTTAAAGTTGAGTTGCTGACAGGAACTCATGCCTTTGGTACTGCCCCCACTAGGGCTACGACTGCCGCAGATACTTTTAAGGCTGCTTTGTATCTTGCTACCGCAACCATGAACGCTTCAACCACTGCTTATACTGCAACAAATGAAGTGAGCGGTACGAATTATACAGCAGGTGGCGTTTCTGTTGGCGCATTTAATGCACCTACGTCCACAAGTACCACGGCGTTTACCCAGCCTACTTCGTCTATTACGTTTGGTACTTCTGGGTCACCTGTTACGTTGGGAACGGCATTTGATGCAGTATTAATTTATAACAGTACTCAGAGTAACAAAGCTGTTAGTGTGCATACATTTAGCTCGCAAACAATTACTGCGGGCATATTCACATTGACGCTACCTACTAATGATTCCACAAACGCATTATTAAGAATTGCTTAATTAGAGCAGGTATGTTGTGGCGAACGGCACATGGGGTGATGGCGCTTGGGGTAGTAATACTTGGGGCGGCACTAATGTCGATCAAGCTCTAACGGGAGTAAATGCCACTGGTAATGTTGGGTCTGTATCCCCCGGTAAATCAGTAGCGTTAACAGGTGTAAATGCTACTGGCAGTGTTGGAAATGTAAGTGCGGCAACTTCTGTTGCCTTGTCGGGTGTAAATGCTACTGGAAATGTTGGGTCTGTATCCCCCGGTAAATCAGCAGCGTTAACAGGTGTAAATGCTACTGGAGGAGTTGGTAACTTATATTTTTCGTTTAGTGCTGCTCTTTCGGGTGTAGGTGCTACTGGTGGAGTAGGTTCAGTTTTCCAAGGGCGGACCGGTGAATTAACAGGTGTAGGTGCTACCGGTAATGTTGGATCGCTTAAAGTAGTAACAGCAGTGACGCTTTCTGGTGTTGGTGCTACAGGTAGTGTTGGAACATTAGGTGTCTTATACTGGAGTTTGGTTAATACCTATCAAGATGCAGATTGGGGCAATGTGGGGAATTACCAAAATGCTGATTGGACTGTAATTACTACGCAATGAGGTAAACGATGGCTTATACTCCCACAACATTATTATCCCTTCCTGTTATTACAACAGGATCAGAGTCTGGCGCTTGGGGTGACATTACTAATAATGGCTTAACGCAATATCTGGATATTTCAATTGCCGGAGCGTTAAGTATTACTGCAACTACAACCCTTGCAAATACGGCAGGGACAAGCACTGTAACTAATATTGCTTCCACTACGGCACAGTATAGAACGCTGATTATTCCAGCGTCAGGTCCGTCAGCAAATATTGTTATTACAGCGCCCTCTTCAAACCGCACGTTCCACGTTATTAATCGTAACGCCACATACACGGTACAGATTCGTGCAGGGGCAAACTCTGGGGTAACACTCCAGCCAAACCAATCAGCTACGGTTGGTTATGATTCCGTTGCAGGTGATTATGTATTAGTGGGGCCGATTGGACCAACGGTTCCTGTCTCTAGTGGCGGTACAGGTCTATCAACCACCACCGCTTATGGTTTGATTGCTGCGGGTACGACCTCGACAGGCAACTTCCAGCAGGTGTCTGGCACAGGCAGTTCAGGACAAGTATTGACATCGAACGGGGCGGGGGCACTTCCTTCATGGCAGTCAGCTTCAGGCATTTCTACAGGCAAGGCAATCGCTATGGCGATGATTTTCGGTTTTTAAGGATTAGATCATGGCAAATCCAAATATTGTTAACGTCACGAGTATCTACGGAAACACTGCTTATGTGGTTCCTAGTACAACGTCCGCTACTACGTCATGGACGTATAACGGCACGACTTCACTGACGGGCTTAACTCCGGCGGCTGGTACGGTTAACCGAGTTACCGAGATCGTTGTTTCTAACACCACCTCAAGCGCAGCAACGGCAACGGTGGCTATTGGTAACAACGCGACTTTCGGGTCGGCAACCGTGCTTGGTTACTTGGCCTACCAGATCAGCGTACCAGCTAACACGACATTGATTGTGACTGATAAGACGACTTCGTTTTACGTTACAGAAAACCAATCGGTTGGGGTGACATCTGGCACTGCTTCAGCACTGACTTACACGGCGACGTTTGAAGCAATTACCTGATAGAGGTTACTCATGGCGATGCGCTACCCCGGTGGGCTAATTGCCCCCACGCCTGTCAATGCGAATTATCCATCCGGCGTTTGGACGCCAAGTCAGTCTTTGCCGTACCAGCAGCAAAATGTCTGGACGAGGGATCAGTATTGGCCCTATACCACCCTGCTGCTTCAAGGCAACGGGACAAACGGAGCGCAAAACAATACCTTCCTAGACTCTTCAAGCAACACCTTCAGTATTACCCGAAATGGGAACACCACCCAAGGCTCGTTCACGCCTTATGAAGCTAACGGGTATTGGAGTAATTATTTTGATGGGAGTGGGGATTATTTAACTGCATCAGCAAACAGCGCATTTGCGTTTGGCACTGGCGACCTTACCGTCGAGTTTTGGGTTTACACTTTAGCCACTCCCGGAGTAGTGGCTGGTATTTACGACGTTGGTACTACAAACACATCAGGCCGATTTGTAATCGATTATTACTCGGACCAGAAGGTCAAGATAGAAACAGCAGGATCGACGTTAGTTTCATCTAGCACAAATTTGCCACTTAATTCATGGGTTCATATTGCCGCTGTTCGCAGTGGCACAACCATGTCGTTGTATCAAAACGGAGTGCGGGTCGGTACCGCAACAAACTCAACAAACTTTTCCCAAAACTCGCCGTGGATTGGGCAATCACTTGATGGGTATGCTTTTACTGGATACATAAGCAATGTGCGTGTTGTAAAAGGCACGGCAGTCTACGACCCAACTCAGGCTTCGATCACAGTCCCAACCGCACCTCTCACCAACATCACAAACACCTCGCTGCTGACCTGCCAAAGCAACAGATTCATCGACAATTCAGCTTCCCCGTTAACCATCACAGTCAACGGCAACCCAAGCGTCCAAGCCTTCCAACCTTTCCCCGGTGCAACCACATGGAGTGCAAGCGTACTAGGTGGGAGTGGGTACTTTGATGGGAATGGGGATTATTTAACTGGGACGTTGACAGGACAGACGCCGGGAACGGGGGACTTAACCGTTGAATTTTGGGTGTACCGGACAGCTACACAAGCCTGCACTGTTTTTAACACAAGATCTGGTGATACGACAGATGGCATTGGTATTGAAATAGGTTCTACTAATGCTTTAGCAGTAACTTTTGCTGGGGACACGTTTATTGTTACTGCCAACGGTTCAGTTCCGTTAAACTCATGGAGTCATATAGCAGTTGTAAGATCTTCGGGTAATTTTCAAGCATATATAAATGGTGTTGCACAAGTTTCACCCGTAACAAGAACTAATAACTTCACTTCAACTAATTTAACTATTGGATATTTTTCTGTTAATGCGCCATATGGAACGACTTATTTAACGGGATACTTATCTTGTTTAAGGTACACAAAAACAGCGGTATACACAAGTAATTTTACACCTCCAACAAGTCCACCAACGAATATTGCAAACACAGTTCTCCTCCTCAACTTCACCAACGCTGGAATCTTTGACAGCGCGATGATGAACGACTTGGAAACGGCAGGAAATGCTCAGGTCAGCACCAGCATAGTGAAGTACGGCACGGGGAGTATGTACTTTGATGGGAGTGGGGATTGGTTAATCATTCCGTATAGTCAGAACATCAACTTCGGCACGGGCAACTTCACGATTGAAGGGTGGTTTTACCTTAGTTCATTTGCCAATCAATACTATGTGTTGGGCGGGACTTGGACAACAGGCTCTAGCGATGAGTGGTTGGTTCAAATAGAAAATAACGGAACCATGAGGTTTTTGACCTCTGCCGGGACTTCTTTCTACACCGCAGGAATTACCACTGGGACTTGGTATCACTTTGCCGCTGTACGCAACGGATCAACCGTAACGCTGTATGTGAATGGGTCAAGCGTAGGCAGTTACACAAACTCCAATTCGATTGGATCAACTTCCAAGACTCTCTATATTGGCGTTCAAAATAACGGTGCTGCTTGGCCTTGGAACGGCTACATCGACGACCTGCGAATCACTAAAGGCGTGGCCCGTTACATCTCTACTTTCACGCCGCCCCCTGCGCGTATGCCCCAACAATAAGGGAACAACATGAGTCAACGGTATATTGGCGGACTGATCTACAACCCTCCGGGCGGATTCTCGGGGTACTTTGATGGGTCGGGGGATTACCTGACTCTTGCAAGCAGTTCTAATCTTGCACTTGGTTCAGGTGATTTTACGCTTGAGTTTTGGGTTTATTCCTTAAACAACACTTCAGGTTCTGATAAGGTCATATTTGACCAAGCAGCCTCAAACACTCTTTTAATATACATTGAAAGCACAGATGGTTCTTTTGTTGTCAGAGACTATGGCGTTTCAAACATATTCTCAATACCAAGTTTTCCAGTAAATTTTTGGACTCATGTCGCCTTGTCTCGGGCAAGTAATACTCTTCGCCTTTTTATTAATGGCGCACAAGTCGGATCGACAAGCAACAGCACAAACCTCACCCAAAACGGAACGACTATTGGCAGATTCAACTCCGGTGGGGAAGAGTTTAACGGCTATATCTCCAATCTTCGCCTCGTAAAAGGAACGGCTGTCTACACCTCGGCCTTCAATCCTCCATCGGGTCAACTACAAGCCGTCACCAACACCCAACTGCTGACCTGTGCCTACAGCACCTTCAGGGACGGATCAAACAACGGCTTTGCTATCACGGTCAACGGCAACACGGTAGTCAGTACCCAGAATCCTTTCCCGCTCACGACACTACCCAACCCTGCACTTGGCAATCAGGGCAACGGCATCTACACCATGAGCCAGTATCAGTCGTTATTGAGCCAAAACCTCTGGCCTTCGATTGATCCCTACTTTAAAAACGTCACGCTCTTGCTGCATGGCAACGGCACCAACGGCGCACAAAACAATAGCTTCGTCGATTCTAGTACCAACAACTTCAGTATCACCCGCAACGGCGACACCACCCAAGGCACCTTCAGCCCATTCAGCCAGACGGGGTGGAGCAATTATTTTGACGGGAGTTCGCAGTATTTGAGTGTTGCTGATAGCGCTGATTTTGATTTTGGAGGTGGAGATTTTACAGTTGAATATTGGGAATACAGAACTGCCGCAAAAAACGATGTTACACCAATTAACAGAAGAATAAACATATCTGGATCAAACAATTCAATTTGGATGTTTGGATATGAAGTCTCCGGTAATTTATCTGGCTATTTTAATAATGGCGCAGGAACTATTTATTTAAATATTAGCATGGGCGCAGCCCTGTACAATTCTTGGAACCATTATGCAATTGTAAGGTCTGGCAATACCGTCACTATTTACCGGAACGGCACTAATATTCAAACGGGGTCACTAACTCAAACACTACCTGCCGCAGGACAACCTATAAGCATAGGAAGAATGCAATCCGGTTATGATTTTAATGGTTATATATCAAATGTGCGTTTAGTAAAAGGCGTAGCTGTTTACACAGGCAACTTTACGTTACCAACATCACCGCTTACTGCAACACAGTCTGCTGGAACAAACATAGCCGCAATTACTGGCACACAAACCTCCCTCCTCACTTGCCAATCCAACCGCTTTATCGACAACAGCGCGTCTCCAAAGACCATCACAGTCAACGGCAACGTCTCCGTTCAAGCCTTCTCACCCTTCCAACCAACAGCGGCATACAGCGCGTCAACAAACGGCGGCAGCGGGTACTTTGATGGGAGTGGGGATTATTTGAGTTTTTCAGCGGTTTCAGTTGGAACAAGTGCCTTTACATTTGAATGTTGGGTGTACACGAGTGCGGCTAATACATTACAACTTACTTTTGGCGCTCCTAGTATAAACCCCACTGGAGGGTTGTCAATACAATTGCTATCTAATGGCACAACTGTACAACTAGATTCTTATACCGTAAGCAATCAGCAATTTACAATTCCTACTAGAACCGCTCAGTCTTGGAATCATCTGGCTGTTTGCCGTGACGGATCAAATAATTGCACGGTATTTTGGAACGGAACAAGATCCTCAACGGGGTCAGTAACAAATACAACAAACTATTCAGGTGGTTTTGGCAATATTGGTGCAAATGGCGGTTTTGAAGCTTTTACAGGGTATATTTCTGGGGCAAGAGCTGTGATTGGCTCTTCAGTTTATGACCCCACGCAATCTTCAATTACAGTCCCAACTTCTCCTCCCACTGCTGTAAGTAATACCAAACTCCTCCTCAACTTTACCAACGCAGGCATCATCGACAACACCGCCAAGAACGATCTAGTCACGGTAGGCAACGCGCAGATCAGCACGGCACAGAGCAAGTTTGGTGGCGCGTCGATGTACTTTGATGGTAGCGGGGACTTTGTACAGACGTTTGCTTCAAACCAAGACCTTGCTTTTAGGACAGGGAATTTTACTGTCGAGTGTTGGGTATATTTCAATACAAGCGGACAGCACGGCATTTTGCAGCTTTCAACCAATCCCGGTGGGTTCAACACTTCCAATACAAATTCTATTGCGATGCAAAGAAGTGGAACGGGGCAATGGGAAATTTACGCAAAAAGCACCAACCCGTCAGCGAGTGCAACCATTAATCAAAGCCAGTGGTATCACCTTGCCATTGTCAGGAATGGAACTACAACAACTTTTTATGTAGATGGCGTATCAACAATCACGGTGACAAGTGACTCTACTGACTACACCGGAACGTACATTGGGTTAGGCGCTATTTATTCCACTGGTGTCCCTCTCAACGGCTACATCGACGACCTCCGCATCACTAAAGGCATAGCCCGATACACCACAAACTTCACCCCGCAACGTTCACAATGGCAGGATCAATGATGCTTTATTCAAAAAATGGATCAATTCCAAAGCCGCAAACAGATGGCACAGATGGATGGGTTGAAGTGCCTGAGCCTCCCGTAGCTCCTGAAGGTATGGAAACGGTGTGGTGGTATCACCCCGGCTGGATTGTGCGTCCCATCAAACCTGCTGCGGAAGAAGGCTTTGTTTGGAAGTGGAGCCAGAGTGAAGAGCAGTGGAACAAGTATGCAGTGCCAACCTCTGCCGAAATCTCAATCGAACCCTCTGCAACCATAACTCTTGATGCGTCAACAGCAACGATCAGCCTAGCTGGATTCACGGCAGGTACTGCTTCGGGTGTGCTGTAATGGATGACAAGACCCACAAGCTAGCGGCTCTTAAGGCGCAAGCCAAGATCAATCGTGGGTGTTGGTGCATCTATTTTCTTGGAAGGCGAGAAAATCAGATTACCGCAAAGGGGTAAGCATGTTTGATTTACTTTCAGGCGGTTTACTTGGCTCTATCTTTGGTGGGTTGTTCAGGCTCGCACCTGAAATCCTTAAATTCCTAGATAAAGCCAACGAACGCAAACATGAATTAAATATGTTTCAGCTCCAAACGGATTTAGAGAAACTCAGGGGCGAGTTTAAAGTTGAAGAAAAGTATGTTGATTACAGCATTCAACAATTAGATACCATTAAAGAGGCGTTCCGTGAACAATCAGAAACTGCAAAATCAGCAGGATGGTTCGTATCTGCAATCTCGGCACTTGTTCGTCCGGGGATTACATGGTGCTTGTTTGGTATGTATGCAGCCGTTAAAGCTTGCGCTATCTATATGGCGCTCTTATCGGATGCACCGTGGTACGAAGTTTTAAAAGCCAACTGGAACGAAAACGATTTTGGTCTTTTTACGATGGTGCTTACGTTTTGGTTTGTTGGGCGTAGTATAGAGAAATATCAAAAGTCGTGAATGAAGAAGCGAAGAAGTTAGCCAGAGATGTACTCATCAAGCCATTTGAAGGACTGGCTAGGCTTTTGCCTGACGGATACGTAACATCTTATCCTGATCCGGGAACCAAAGGACACCCTTGGACTATAGGCTGGGGAGCAACCGGTCCAGATATTCAGCCGGGAACCATTTGGACGATTGAGCAGTGCGAAGATGCGCTTGACCATCACATCACTTACTTTTATGTAGGACTTTGCAAACTTAGTCCGACATTTCCAAATGCCTTCCCCCGACGCATTGCCGCCGTTACAAGCTGGGCATACAATTGTGGCTTAGGGAACTATCGGGTTTCTACGTTTAAACGGCGTGTTGATGCGGGGGATTGGGATGGTGCAGCCGATCAATGTATGTTGTGGAATAAAGCTGCTGGAAGAGTTCTCCCCGGACTCACTCGCCGCCGTGCGGCAGAAGCTGCCTTGATGAGGTGAGTAATGCCGCTCAAAAAAATTCTTTTTAAAGCTGGTGTTAATAAAGAAAATACCCGCTATACCAACGAAAACGGTTGGTATGTTTCTGACAAAGTTAGGTTTCGCCAAGGTACACCCGAAAAAATTGGTGGGTGGTCACGTATTTCTGCAAGCACCTTTTTAGGTATATGCCGTTCTTTATGGAACTGGGTAACGTTAAATTTTCTTAACTTAATCGGTGTTGGTACAAATCTTAAGTATTACATTGAGTGGGACGGAAACTATTACGACATTACGCCTATTCGTGCGACGACAACGCTAGGTACTAATCCATTCACGGGTAACGGCACAACAACAGTTACTGTCACGGCTAATACTCATGGCGCTATCACTGGGGATTTTGTAACTTTTAGTGGGGTTACGGGAACTTACGCATCTCTTTTAAATGCCGAGTATCAGATAACAAGGATTGATGCTAATTCTTATACCATTACAACAGCTTCTGTTGTAGCGGCTGGCGCTACAGGGGGTTCCGCAGTTGTTGCTGCATATCAGTTAAATGTCGGCCCGTCGATTCAGGTTCCCTATGCTGGATGGGGTGCAGGGAGTTGGGGGTCAGGGGCATGGGGTCAAGGTACAACAACTACAGATGCCATACGTATCTGGTCTGCAAATAATTGGGGGGAAGATTTAGTCTTTGGTCCTCGCGGTGGTGGGTTGTATTATTGGGATGCTACGAGTGGGCTGTCTGCTAGGGGTGTTAATGTCAATACTTTAGGTGGTACGGTAACGCTAACTATTGCCTCACCTTGTGTTATTACTTTATCAAACGTCTTTGCAGAGGGCACAGCCATTAAGCTAGCTACTACAGGCGCACTCCCTACTGGACTAACCGCAGGGACAACTTATTATTTACTAAACGTCAACGGTGTAACCGCTAACCTGTCTGCAACTTTGGCTGGTACAGCTATTAATACTTCGGGTACTCAGTCAGGGACTCAAAGTATATCTACGATTGTCGATGTACCGACTTTGCAAAATTATATTTTTGTTTCGGATACGTCCCGGTTTGTTATGTTGTTTGGTACAACTGACTATGGTAGTACCACCTTAGACCCTATGCTGATTCGTTGGAGTAATCAGGAGTCAGTCGTTGATTGGGTACCTTCATCATTAAACCAAGCAGGGTCGGTCAGGCTTTCTCACGGTTCGCAGATTATTAGTGCGGTACAGGCTCGTCAGGAAATTGTGGTCTTTACCGATTCATCTTTATATTCACTTCAGTATGTTGGCGCACCCATTGTCTGGGCTTCGCAGCTTCTTGGGGACAACATCTCTATCGCTAGTCAAAACGCTGCCATGATTGCTTCGGGGCGGGTGTACTGGATGGGTGTAGATAAGTTCTATGTTTACGATGGACGGGTGCAGACTTTGCGTTGTGATCTACGCCGCCACGTATTTAGTAATATCAACTTAGCGCAAAACGAACAGATCTTCTCTGGCACTAATGAAGGGTTTAATGAAGTCTGGTGGTTTTATTGCTCTGCAAGCTCTAACACTATTGACTCGTATGTGGTTTATAACTATGCCGAGGATGTCTGGTATTACGGCACGTTAGGGCGTACGGCTTGGCTTGATTCGGGTTTAAGGGACTACCCCATTGCGGCGACTTACAGTAATAACCTTGTTAATCACGAATATGGTATCGACGACAACACGACAGGTGTCCTTGCACCAATTGAGGCTTACATTGAGTCTGCTGAGTTTGACATTGATGACGGAGAGAACTTTGGATTTGTGTGGCGCATGGTGCCTGACTTGACATTCCAAGGGTCAACAGCCGCTACACCCCAAGTTACTATGACGATGTACGGTATGAACGGATCAGGGTCTGGGTTTAATACCGAGGCAGCTAAAGCTGTGTCCCAAACATCTACAGCAGTTATTGAGCAGTTCACCAATATTATTTACACCCGCATCCGTGGTCGCCAGATGATTGTAAAGATTTCTTCAAATGGGATAGGCACGACTTGGCAGCTTGGTGCACCACGAATTGATATCCGACAGGATGGTAGACGATGACTGTCCTTCAACATCCCGCTGCGCCTAATCTACCCCTTGCACCGGGGCAGTACGACTCGCGTTACCAAGAACAGTTTAATAATATCTTACGGCTTTATTTTAACCGACTTAACAACAACTTACTTTTGTTGTTTGGGTCTTATGGTGGGCAATATATTCAGCTACCTGTTGGGTCTTTTTATGATACGACAGATCAATCCGCTGCCTCAACTACTACGGCGTATCCCGTAATTTTAAATTCCACGGCAATATCAAATGGGGTGGGGGTTCAAAATAGTTCTCAAATTTACGTAACTTATTCTGGTTACTACAATATTCAATTTAGTATACAGTTAACTAACGATACTAATGCTTCACAAGATATTGATATATGGTTCAGAAAAAATGGCACGGATATTGCTAATTCCAATAGTCGATTTGGCCTAGCAGCTCGTAAAAGTCCGGGAGATCCGTACCACATTATTGCTTCACTTAATTTTATTGTTAGTATGACACCTAATGATTACTTGCAACTGTATTGGTGTACAACAAATACAAGTGCTAGAATTGAATACTACGCAGCCCCTTCCTCTCCAACCCGACCTGCGATACCATCAGCCATATTAACTGCTACTTTTGTGTCTGGGGTTGAATAGTCGTGACCACCTCCGCTAAAACGTTGACTCCTGAGCAAACGGCTGCATTGCAAAAACTGCAATCTTTTCAGCAGCAACAAGCACTGGATCAATATTTGTCTAATAGAGCTACGCAGTACGGCATAACTCCTAAAGGTGCAAAGGCTGATACGGGCTGGACTGCGGGGGAAACGCTTGCTAATCCGTTTGCGGGGTTGACTGATTTTGGTAAGAAAACAGTACAGGTATCCCAAGGGGGCGGGGAAGAAGCCCCAACAGAAGAAGAGCAAGCTAAAACCGCTAGTGACTTGTTTCGTGAGAAGTTTAGTGAACAGTTAGGACATAAAACATCTTTTGTTAAAGCCTACAAAAAAGATGAAAAGGGTAACACTACTGAAGTTAACATGGATGAATTAACTCCGGGGGAACTTAATTCTGGAAACGTTGTTATATACATGGGCGGTAAAACGGGCGGTACTGAGCGCGAGCGCATGGCGCAAGCCTATATCCCCAAGGGCGATAAACTTATTCCTGTAGGTGACCCATCCTATTACAAAGGTGAGCATCCTGATGCCCAAAATGTAGCTAATGCGCTAAAGGTTGCGTCTATTGCTTCTCTTCCTTTGGGCGGTATTGGTGGGTTATTAGGAAATATATCGGGGCAACTGGGGGGATTTTTAGGTGGTAGTGCGCTAGCAAACGTTGGAGCTAACGCTCTTGTATCCGGTGCATTACAAGGTGGTCTAGGAACTTTAACAGGGCAAAGTTTTGGTAAAGGATTTAGGTCAGGCGCAGGGTCTAGTCTTATTGGGTCAGGTGTTGATGCGCTAGGAAATATGACTGGGTTAAATCAATCTTTAGGGCAACTTGCAGCCCCTGTTAAATCAATTGCTACATCTGGTATTTCTTCACTGTTAACAGGTCGCCCGTTTGATTTAGGACAAGCAGCTAAAAATGCGGCTATTAATTATGGTTTAAATCAAGCTGGGCAAAATATGGGGTTTGATCCTAAACAACAAGCTGCCTTTACAAAATTTTTAAATTTTGCTGCGCCGATGATTTCGGCTAGACGCAAGCCGGGAGGTTGAAATGAGTGACGGAAATAATGATAATTTTTATGATATTAGATCTTTAAATGATCCTTTGACTGCGTATCTTACTCAACAAAACCCTAATGTTTTTACAAACGTAAATAATCCTGCAATTTCATTTTTAGACACAGCATTTTTGGGGGATCCTAATGATATTCGAATGCCCCCTTCTGTTTTAATGGAGTTTAAAGATCTTTATACCCCTGCAGAACTTACTTCAATATTAAACGACTACGAAACACAAACTGGTGATAAAGAAGGTGCGGCGTTACTTAAAACTTTGTTTGGGACAGATACGACGCTTGCAGACACAGCAATAAAAGAAGCCGCAAAAATGCCAGTTGGAGAAGGAGATACTTTTTCCGCCGGAAACGAAAGTTTTTTAGACAAACTCCTATCCAACAAAAATCTTCTCCAAGCTGGACTTGGTGGGCTAGGTGCATTAGCTTCATATAAATCTGCAAAAGACGCACAGAAACAAGCAGCAGGGGTTAGCCTTAAAAAAAATGCCCCCGTTACTGCTACGCGCACTGCTGGTAAAGGTACAAGGTATGCTGCTGACGGTGGCTTGATGGGGTTAGCCAGAGGTAGGTATCTTGATGGACACAGCGATGGTATGGCTGATAGAGTACCGGCACAGATTGATAACCGCAGACCCGCTGCGTTAAGTGATGGGGAATTTGTAATCCCTGCTGATGTTGTTAGCCACCTTGGGAATGGTAATTCAAACGCTGGTGCAAAACGGCTTTACAAAATGATGGACGATATTCGTGCCGCACGAACAGGCAACCCCAAACAGGGCAAACAAATTAACCCTGATAAATTTATGCCGAGGTAATCATGGCGACTATTTCTGGAAAAGAACTCAAAGCCCTTTATGAGCAGCTTGCTGCTCAAGGATATAACTACGCCGATATTGTTGCGCTTGCTAAGCAATTTGACGTAACTGAGCAAGAGCTTAACGCTGCCCTCAAAGATCCCAACGCTCAGATTGGCTACGAAGAGCCAGACGATAAAGAAAAAGCAGCGTTTGAAAATATTCAGAAAGATGTAAAAAGCAAACAAACCGAAAAGAAAATTGGCGCGGATGAACTAAAAAGATTGGTCGGGGATGTCCAAAAAGCTGGTTATTCAATGGACGACATTTACAATCTTGCCTCACAGTATGATGTATCAAAGCAAGAAATTGATGCAGTTTTAGGTGGGGGTAAAGATGCTATTGGTTACCGTGATCCTACCGTCCAAGAATTAGCACAGTTTCAAGCTATCCGTGAGGCTAATCCCACTGCATCTAAAGCAGCAGATGTTATTTTTGCAAAAAATCAAACGCGTTCTGAATTAGAAAAACTTTTGCCTGACCGCAAAATTACTGATGCTGATGTTGATTATTGGTATAACCAAGGTGGTGTAGGTGCAGTTCAAAAAGAATTTAAACCCGCACCGCCCCCAGCACAACAAGGCGCGACTGTGAGCCGACCGGGGTACGAAGCGCGTACTGGCACAGGTGTTGATGTATCAGGAGAGTCTGGCCTTCGGGAAGCCTACGGTGACTACGTAGAGCGTATGTTAGAAAGATCTTCGGCTGAAGCTGATGTGCCTTTTCAGGCATACAAAGGTATATCTCCTCTTGTTGAACAAGCACAAACAGGTCTTGCTAATCTCAAAACGCCGGGACAGTTTCTTCAAGGATCTAATCTAGCAACGGCTGCGGGTATCGGTGCTTTGGGCTACGGACAATATAAGCCCACGCAGTTTATGACCGGAACGTTTGCTAACCCTATGCAAGGCACGCGTGGAGATATTATTAACTTTGCCGAAAAATATGCTGGTACTCCCGCCTCTGCACAGCAGATAGGTGCGCTTGATGCTTATCTTAAAGCTAATCCTAATACAAATTTTCAATCGGGTGTAAATACGCTTTTAAATATACCTCCAACTGGTAAAGCATACGGCGGTGAGGTTGAAGGGTATCAAGAAGGTGGAGACGTAACTGAACCTATTAATGTAGGTGGGACTAACCCAAATCTTCAGCCTATAAACTACGGTGGGCAAAACATTACCAACGTGCAAGCGTCTTACATGTCTCCTTATATGCAAGGAGCTATTGACCCTGCGCTTCGTGAAGCCAAACGTCAATCAGAAATACAAGGGCTGACTAACGCTGCTAGGTTTACACAAGCTGGCGCTTTTGGTGGAACCCGGAATGTACTTGCAGATGCAGAACGCCAACGTAACTTAGCCACTCAACTAGGTGATATTCAGGGTAAGGGTTTACAAGAAGCCTACACCCAAGGACTTGGACAGTTTAATGTTGAACAGAATCGTGGGTTAGAAGCACAAAAATTAGGTGAACAGTCTCGTCAGTTTGGTGCTGAACTTGGGCTTAAAGGTTTGCAAACAGGTATACAAGCAGGTCAAGCGCTTGGACAACTAGGCTATCAGCAAAGCGCATCTGATCTTGCAAGGCTTAGGCAGTTGTATGACACAGGCACAGGTGAACGCACATTTGACTATAATGAATTTTTGCGTAGTGAAAAGTATCCGTATGAGAATTTGACGTTTATGAAAAATATGCTGCAAGGTTTACCCATACAGGCCGCACCAACGGGTATCGATCCATTGTCGCAAGCTTTGTCTGGTGGTATTTCCACTGTGTATTTAACAAATCTTTTAAGATCATTAGGCGGCGGGACAGGGGGTTAACAAATGGCACAGATTCCTTTTTCTCCTCCACAAGTTCAGGCAGCACTACAAAACCCTGTCCGGTTTCCTGACCAGCAACTTCAACAATATGCTCAACGTGGTAGCCCTACAGGACAAGTCACGCCTCCTATGGCGCAGCAAGAAATGGCTACGAGAGGGCAAGAACGCCAAGCGTTTCAGCGTCAACAAGCCATGAGTCAAAACCCTGAAAACAGCCCAACAATCTTTCAACAGAAGGACATGCAAATTCAGCAAGCTATGCAAGCCTTGCAGCAAAAAGAGCAGCAGCTTGGGATGATGGGTGCTTTGATGGCGAGAAAAGCACAAGATGTACAGGAACGAGAACAAGGGATTGCCACACTTCCCGTTCGTGAAGATATGTTTACTGCTATGAATGGCGGTATTGTGTTTCGTGGTGGTGGGCAAGTGCAGCGATTTAATGGACGAAAAGGCCCATCATTTATAGAAGGTATAAGCCCAGAATTTGGCGGTGTATCCTCAGATGTGCTTATAGAAGACATATTTAGAGCAGAAAAAAAGAAAAAGGAAAAAGATAAAGTGCAATATGAATTTCTACAAGAAGCCGCGCCTTCTGTAGCAAAACGTTTTGCAGAAGAAAACCCCCATGTTTTAGAAACTATTCCCCGCGTACCCAGCACCGTAGGTGAACCTGAACCCACTATCTACAAACCATCAACAAATAAAAAAGAAGACAGAAAATCGTCAAGTACTACTGGTGAAACTCGTGCTCCTTCTTTAGCTAATTTAACCACTGGGATGTACGATAAGTATATGAGCCGTATGTCTCCCTATATGGGAACTTCTCCTGAAGTTAGCGAATCTCGTTCGGGTATTAGGGGTGCGCTGGGTCGGATTTCAAATGAAGCTGAAAAGTCTAAACCGCTTGAAGGTAGGGCGCGGGAAGAAATGGAAACGGCTGAACGCGAACGCCTCGCCAAAGAATATGGCGAATATACTGCGGGTCGTACAAGCAGAAGGGAACGTGCTGCCGAAGCATTGCGTGGACAGAAACTCGAACTTATTGACTACCTCGGAGCAATGGCTGAAGGTGGTCCCGGTAAAACATTAGCTGAAACTTTATCTCGTGCAGTTCCCGGCACAACAAAACTTCGTGCAGACCAAAAAGCCCGAGAAATGGCAGCAGCTAAATTTTTAGCTGAGGCCGAAGAGCTTGATGCAAAAGCTGATTTGGCTGAACGTCGAGGCCAAACAATTGCGGCGCGTCAACTAACCGAGCAAGCAGACCAACGTCGCGCTCGCTCATTTGAAATTGTTAGGGGTGCAGAGGCAACAAACATTCAGGGGTTGGGTGCGCTTGCTAGCTCTGCTGAAGCTGAGCAAAAACGTATTGCCGATATAGCCAGTACTGGGGCCGCAGCAGAACTAAAAGGTAATTTGGAAGTCCAGTTAAAACAAGCTGAAATGAATTTCCGTGCAGCTTTGGAAGCAAATAGACCTACAGACATGATGCGAAATGCCCAGTTTATTGCTAATGCTACGGGTAAACCTATGGCGGAGGTTGTTAATAGCTTACTAACCAAGGGTAGGTCTTCCGTTAAAACTGCTGATCCAGCCAAAGCACTAGAAACAATAAATGCTTTACCATTTAATAACCCAATGCTGGTTTCCCGCGCAGCATTGACCCAAGATGAAATGTTAAAAGTACAAAGAAGTAAAAACGAAAACGAGTTGCCCCCAGCTATAGTAAAAAAATTAACTCGTGCAAAAGAAGCTATGTATCAACAAATGGTAACAGGCGCGGCAGACGATTCGCTCTTTGATTGAGGCTGAACATGCCAGTTATAAATATCCCTCCTTACGGACCGATTAGGTTTTCTGATTCCCTATCTAAGGAAGAACTTGCAGAAAAAATAAACCGAATAAAAAGTAAAGTCGGAGAAAGTGAATATAAATTTGACCCTCGTGAAGAGTTATCGTTTTTAGAAAAATTAAAAGGCGGCGCTAAACGGGCACTTTCTGGTATAGGCAGTCTTGTCACGGATGTTGTCCCTGCTATTGGGGGTAGCTTACTTGGGTTTGAAGATTACGCCCGTGAGCAGATGGCAGAGGCAGCGCAAAAACGAGCAGCCGCTGAACTTGAATCCCCAACTGCTTATAGGAAATTAAGTGATGTTAGAGGAATTGGTGACGTACCGGGATTCCTTGCGGAAACATTGGGTGAAGGTGCCGTTGACATTGCCTCTTTACTTGTCCCCGGTGGTGTTGGTTCCGTTGTAGGTCGCCGTCTCGCACAACGTGGCGCAGCCGAAGCCGGTGAACAAATTGCAAGTCGTATTGCTAGACGCGGTGTTCCAGAAGGACCGATTGTACCAGACGTACTTAAAGGTTTACAGGAAACCGCTACGCGTAGAGCTGCAACGTCGTTAGGTCAAGCAGGTGCAGACCTTGGGTTTAAAACAGGTCTGCGTGGTGGTGCGTATGGACTTGCTTCAGGTGAGATTTTTCAAAGTGTTGAAGAAGAAACTGGCAAGCTTGAACCGGGATTAGCCCTTGCACTGGGTGTGCCGTTTGCCGCACTGGACTCGCTACTCCCTGAAACCATAGCCAAGCAGCTCGGTGCAACCGGTAAGGCAGTCTTAACTAAAGAAATGCTAGAGCGTTCAACGCTCCCTGAAGCAAAAAGTCTTGCTGCTCGCCTTGGTACAGCAATCCCTGCGTTGGTTGCCAAAGAAGGTTTAACCGAAGCGGCGCAAGAAAACATATCAATCCTTGCCGAGCAGATTGCTGGCAGTAAAAAAGAATTTTTTGATCCTGAGAATGTTGACCGGATGCTCATGGCAGGGGTCAAAGGCGGTATTGCAGGCGGTGTGTTTGGTGCTCCCGGTGCGGCAATCGAAGCGGTTAGAGATAAACGTGCGGATCAGGCATTGATTGACGCAGAATTAGCGCGACGTGAAAAAGCTAAAACACCAGAAGAAAAAAAAGAAATTGAGCAACGTCTTTTGCTTTTAGGGTACGAACTACCCACACCTAAATTTGAAGGGCGTATTGAACCTACCCTTGCACTTCCACCTCCTCCACCGAAAGCTTTACCTAGACCTACCCCATTTACCCCTATTGTTACCGCAGATGGCACGGTTCTTTTTACTCGGCAAGAAGCTGCGTTATACGAAGCTAACGAACGCTTTAAACAAGAACAAGAAGCTAATCTTATAAAGGAAAAAGAAGAGGCTAAATTTCAAGGTAAATATGCCCCGCAACGAGCCGGAACACAGTTTGAGTTAACCGGTCCCGGTTTTGGTGTTCGTGCAGAATCTCTTTTTAATCAAGAAGGTAATCTTAACGAAGCTGCCCCTGAAATTACATCTGCACCTATCACCCAAGCGTTTTTAGCTGAAGCTGGTATAGGTAAAGGGTCTGCACCATATAAACAATTTATAGATAAAGATCTTGCAGACCCGGAAGTTCGGGGGGAATTTAGAGCTTTTTTGCGTGAACGTGCAGAAAACCCAAGTCGTTCTAAACCCGTGCAAGAAAAAGCTAAAGCCGCAACCGATATTCTTGCTCGTATACCGTTTGCTCCTGCTGATCAGCTTTCGTTATACCTACCCACTGAAATAGGTGAAAACCCCGTTGAACGTATGGTTCAAGAAGCGCGTGGTCGCGCCCGTCCAACAGGGCCGACTCGTGTGGGTGGGGTGCCTGAAAGTAACTTAACAGAACAGCAAATGCGCGAACGTAATCTTGCAGATATACAACAAGAGCAAGACAGACAAGCGCGTGAACGTTTTGAAGCTGAACTTGCAGAAACCGATCTTCGCGTGCAAGCAAATCAAGCTCAACGTATCATCCAAGAACGAAACACTATACTTGACGATGTACTTGCTGACCCACAAATTGTAAATCAAAGAAAGCGTTTTTCTGCTGAATTACGTCGTGCAGGGTATACCGATACCAATATATCTCCGGCAGAAGAAGCACGTATTGCACGGTTTAACGAATTAAAAGAAACTTTCCCGGATCTTGATTCTCAGGAAGTCGCCGCTAGAGAGCGTGCTGAAGCGGAAGAACGTGCCGGTCTTAACGAACTTGAATCCCTTGTGCCAGAACGTAAACCAAAACAAGCCCCTACCCCTAAAAAGCGTACTCCCCCGGAGGCTACAAATGTTAATGAACTTGACGAGAGTAGAAGTGGAGAAGGCGTTCCAGTTCCTAGCAGATCCGGAGAGCGAGTACCCACCGTCGGAACTGAGCCACCTGTCGCCACTGGAGTGGAACGTGCTGAGCCAGCTACTGAGGCAACTGTACGAGGAGAGGAAGTTCCATCCGTTGCATTAGAAGAAAGCAAAGGCGCACGTATAGAACGTAAAGAAAGTTTCAGGGGGCGTACAACTCCTGATGTTGAGTATATTGTTTATGACCAAGAGGGTAATCGGTATAGGACGTTTAAAACCAAAAAAGAAGCTCAACAAGCTTTAGATATGTTGACTATGCCAAGGGAAGATTTCTTAAATAAATACCCTGATTTAAAAGCTAAAGTTGAAGAAATAGAGACTCGTAAAAAAGAAACAACTAAATCCGAGACTGAACCCAAAGTCGAAGCCGAAACAGAACCCAAAACCGAACCCAAAAAGGAAACCGCAAGTGCCGCTGCGCCCACCGAAACCAAGCAAGCAAAAAAAGAGGGAACAACAGAGGCTCCTAAAAGAGCAAAAGTGGCAGAACCCGCCACTGGAGAGTCAACCGAAACAGACCGCACCATGCGCGGTCAAATGGAAAAGGTAAAGACCGAACGTGAACAAAAACGAAAAGAA